ACAGCGCGCAATGAGACGCAACCAGGAACTACGCCTGGTCGCCGGTCATCTTTTGTGGATGTTGGAGAACCAGTTCTCCGCATGGATTCGGTGGCACCAGTGCCGGAGGCCAAGAAAAAGAAACCCAACAAGCGGAGATTGAGCGACATGTTCAAGATCTACGAGGAGGGTGACTTAATCATAGCCATACCACTGGAGCCACAATACGACAACGAGGGTCGTCGGATTCCCGCCTTCTGGCTGGGGCCCGATGGGCTTAGTTACGAGGACGACAGCGTCAGGGCGTTGTTGGAGGACGTGGATGAGGAGGAATGGAACCGCGAGGTTTTGGCCCGTTACGAGCGGCTTATGGCCACTGGTGGCACATGGGCTGAGTCCTTTTCGGAAGCGCTAAAGGGCGCGTGCAGGCGGCCCTTTCCTCGGGCACATATCTTGGAGGACAAGGTTACGCTCGGGGCCATACAATTCACTGTTGCGGAGTCCGCAATGGAGAACGCAGTGGTCACCCCAAAGATGCAGAAGGCGTTGCGCAAAATCATCGCGCCTAACGGTCAGTCGTGCTCATGCGCGCACGTTAAGGTCGGGAAAATTACCTACGTGATCTTTCCTGCACATCTCGCCTACTGTGGCGATGGGGACCTATACATAGAGGGTGATGGTGTCGACAAGACGCGCGTTGGGGCCCTTGTGCCCAAATCGGCGGTCGTCATGTTGGGCCATGTCAACCCTTCCACTTATCGCACTACCGACGTTGCCGGTGACCTCGCTGGCTTTCGCACCCCAGACAACCCCTTCTTCAGGGGCTGGGCTGCATTGACGGTGGCACCCCTTGCACCTGACAAGGTGTTGCCGGGGACGTGTACGCTTATGGCGCGCGAGTTCGTGGGAGGTGGTAGACTTTACCCTAGTGGGGGCGGAATGCTCTCGCACACTTGCTCCACCAATGTTGGCGATTGCGGGTCTCTTCTCGTGATTGCCAAGACAGACGGGGCATCAAGATACGTAGGTATGCACGTGGGTGGCGCCAAACATGCAAACTTCGCAGTGGACCTGCGATTTGCGCTACCAAAGCTAGTGGAGCGAATTGGTGGCGTTGTTCCAGCGAACATCGTTATCAAATCCGCTTCCCGCGTGGCGGTGCCGGAGGCTAAGCGTGATGTGAACCGCACGAGGGACACTCCCTCTAAGGTACGCAGCGTTAGGGATACCAACCCTCGCCCGCCGGTCCAGCGTGGTACGCCTGCTGCTCGTGGGCCAAACGGGTTGCGGCCCTCTGCGGAGAGGGCTGCAGGCAGATGGGCGTCCGAGTCTATGAGTCCAATTGCGGAGGAGTTCGTACCGGGAAACCAGCCCTTTCGTCAGTCCCCCCAGGATGCTGAGCCGCAGCCTGGAGGGGTTGATTCAAGCGGCCGGTGATGGCTTCACCTATTCCTCCGATGGCCACACCTTGCAGGGGACGCAATTGCCCGTTATAGGTGTTCTCGCATGTCCATCTTTCGCTCGGTCTAAACACGTTGAGGATTTCACTTTCGTGGAGTTTTTGATTGAGATAGGCCGGGCGGATCTGTTGGGTAAAACCGAGTTTGGGCTGTCTGAGGTTGGGCGTGTTGACAGTCTTTTGGCGGAGATGGCCAAGTATGATCGTCAGTACGTCGAGCCACCCGGTAGTGTGTTAGCTCACGTACAATCCGCCATGTTGCATGTGTGTCGTACCTGGTCGTGGTTGTCCTTGGGTTGTGTAGAACCAGAGTTGGAACTTCTGTCTCCACTCGAAGCCTTGCAATCTATGGACTTATCCAAGAGCCCGGGTTACCCTTGGCGGAAGTTTGCTCCATCTAAGTTGGAGTTGCTGGATACAGACGCTGCTTCCCTATTGTGGGAGCGCGTAGAGGAACTGTGGCTCTCTCTTAGGGAGGGCCATACCGAAGCTAATGCCCTCTGGTATGCATTTCTCAAGGAGGAACTACGCCCCCTAGAGAAGCTTGTCAGGGCCGTGCCTGCTATTCGGTCAATTTCCGGTGCACCAGTGGATCTATCGATCGTCGGCAACCAGCTGTGTCACGACTTTAATGAGATGTTTTACACGTTTCATCAGGAGTCACAGTTTGGTTCTGTCGTTGGTCTCTCCCCTTTCCACGGTGGGTGGGACCGGTTGTGCCGACAACATTGGCATGACCCACGGTTCACCCGCGAGTCGTCAGCTAGCATAGATGTCACGCAGTGGGATAGAAGTTTCTCCCCGTACCTGTTCAACCTAGTTGTGCAGGTGCGCCGCGTGATCTGCCTTGAGCATGGGAGTGAGGAATTGAGGGAAGCGGTTCAGGTCCTACCAAATCTGTACAAGGACGTGGTTGGGTCTGCGGTCGTTGTACCGTTACGGCGTGCTGCCGAAGTGGTTTTGCTCACTGCCGGTATGAAATCCGGCTGGGTGAACACCACTACGGATAACACGCTGGGCCACATGTTGGTCTTGCTCACCTTCATGTTCCACGAAGGTATCGCTGATGAAATAGGGCGTGGGGTGTGTTTCAGCCTTTACGGTGACGACAACTTGTTGTCATGGTCTAGCTCGCTAGACCACATTTTCGTGCCAGAGCGTATCGAGGCTTGGTATCGGACGTGGGGGTTTGAGACACACGGTGTGCACATATCGAGGGGCCTGGACAGGTACAATCAGGTGTTCTTAGGTGGGAGTTTTGGCGTTTGCCCACAGACGGGTACGTTTGTTTACAAACCCGAATTTGGGCAGAAGGCCATTGACAGTGTTCGTTTCAGGTTTAGGGATTTCAACACCGCTTTTCAGCGTGTGTGCTCCCTGCGTGTCCTCCATTACTACAATGAGGAGACGTTTGGTGTCCTCGACAGGTACGCCAAGCACCTGACTAGGAAGCAGCTAGTGTCGCGCGAGCTTCACCCGAACTACTTGGACGGGCCGAGCATCGTGGCGCTGCACACGGGACGGGAGGGCAGCGACGGCTGTTTATTTCCGCCCCACCTAGACACTGTACTTCAACCTTGTGATTGCCCTGGCTAGACAGAGACGGTGTTGATCCCTTTTTTGGTTGATACTGTTTGGTAGTCGTGGCGACCCGACCTCGGCCTCGGTTAGAAATCGACCCTGAAGCTACGCAAGTTGCCGAAGTGTCGGTGGATCTAGTCTCGCCTGTTGGGAAGTTACGGTTCTTCTGTCTGTGCTACAAAAAGAAAACTAGCAAGAATGGCAAAAAAGACAAACATGCAGACCGTTGCGGTCAGGAACAACAACACCGGGAAGGTTAAGATGGGGCAACCCACGCAAGGCGTTGCTGGAACCGGTAGCAATATTGTTGGTCGTAAGGGGGAGACGTCAGTCTCGACTAAGGGAAACAAGGCTTTAGTGCCTTCTCTCAGTCTCAGCTCACGTTACTCGCCCTACATCGACATGCTCCGTGATCCTATACACGCTCGCCCTGCGTTGCCCCCTCTTACCTTGCCAGCACGCGCCATTCCGCTCAAGCAGTACCAGGAGGTTCTGCTTTCAACTGATGCGAACGGCGCTGCTGCTGTGTCCGTCTACCCTCGTATGTACTCGCAGTATTTTACAGCGAGCACCATTGTCGGTAGCACAGTCACTGGCTACAACACCGCGTCTAACAACGTGGAGGCCGCGTCATTTAGCTCGAACTTTTATCAGTTCGTGCCAACAGTGATGGAAGTGGTTGTGAAGTACACTGGCAGCACCAATGTTGTTGCTGGCCGCATGTATGGAATAGTGTCGCCTAACACCTCCGCCAACCTTGATCTAACTACATTTCCGTTAGAACCAAATGGTTGCGAGGCTGTCACCTCCGACGGCATTTCGTGCACCTGGTATTCAACCAGCCAAGTTTGGAACAACCCTACGGGCACTACCAACACAGTGTTATCCACTGAGTGGGGAGATGCGCGTATTGTGGTTGGTCTTATTGGTGGTCCTGCCAGCTCCACGAATTTGCTAACGGTTGGTATCTACTTGCACATGGCTGCAGTTCCCAATTCTGGTATCTGTGGTCTTACCCCCCAGCCTTCTTTTCCAGATGTTAACGCAGCTTCGGCTGCGCATCTGTTTCAGATGTCTGAGGATGGTCTTGGTGCATCGGCGCTTTCCATTCCTGCGCGCAATAAGAGTAAGGCCAAGTGGAAGGGACATGTTCGCGATCTTCTCAAGGTCGGCGGACAAGTCGTCGGAACTGTGGCCCCTCATTTGAGCCAGGCGGCAACTGTTGCTGAGGCTATGGCGCTCCTCTTGCTTTAAAAGTACCCTGAGACACGTCAAGGTGGGTTTTAGCGGGGTTTAACCCATCCTTTGATATTTGGCGTGACTTAGTCCCCGTGGTGCTCATGGTGGTTTTCATTCAGTATGGCTTGCCAAATAGTGTGTCTGAAGGCCGCGTAGCCAGCGGGCTTGGGGTATGGTTATTTACCTGCCCCACGTGACGTTGGATAGCTCAACATACAAGCCTACACCGCCTCAAGGATTGGCATCCTGTAAGACACATTCAGACATGCTGATGAGTTTCCACCATTTTGTGTGCTTAGTCAGTTTAGCTGACAAGAAATAAAAACGTAAATAACGTGACTGTGAGTCAATCACACACAACTAAAAAGTGC